GTTCCCGGAGATTCAGGAATGGACCGACTTCTGCGATCCACACGGCACGCAGCGCCGGGACACGTCAGACGAGACCTCCATCGACATCCTGCGCAAGCACGGCATCCAGCCCAAGTACGTGGACGTGGGCATCGAGAACGGTCTGGAGGCCATGAGTGCCGGACTCTGCAAGCTCATCGACGGGAACCCTCAGTTCATGTTCGACCGGGTGAATGCGGCACTCCTCATCGAGGGACTGGGTGGAGGCTACACATGGCCCATGCCTCGACCGGGCCAGAAGATGAAGGGCACGCCCGTGGCTGATGGCTACTACGAGCACCCGATGGATGCCTTCCGCTACATTGCCGTGAACCTGGAGAAGGGGAGCGGGCTGAACTTGAGCGCGCACCGCAAGACTCTCCGTAAGATCAACTCAACCGGGAGCTAGACATGGGAACCACAGCAATCCAGCACATCAACGTCACACCTGTAGAAGACCCGCTTCCCTACGAGCGAGACTCCAAGCGCGCGAAGAACTGGGCCGTGGACGCCCGCGTGGTCGAACGCATCAAGAACGAGCTGGTCCCCCTGCTCACCGACGTGCGCACCCGGAGGCAGCCCCTTACGGACATGTGGAACCGGCTCTTCAAGGTCTGGAGTCTTGAACACACCGTGAGGATGTACGTGGGGACGAGCAACCTCTACATCCCCGCCGGCAAGAAGGCGCTGGAGACGCTGGTCTCGAACCTCGTGGCGGGCACGTTCCCCGGGGACGACAACTTCGGCATCTCGGCACGGAAGCAGGAGAACGCCGGACTCGCCAACGATGTGAAGGAGATCCTCCGCTACCGCATCGATCACTCAGCCTCAGTCCGCACCGCGGCGGAGGTCTACTACCGGCAGCTGGTCACGACGGGGAACTCGCCCGTGAAGCTGCACTACCAGAAGAAGGTGCTGAACACGCGCAAGCGCAGCCGCAAGGTGGATGAGCTGGCCATGCCCGTGAACGAGGATGAGGTGCTCTTCGAGGGACAGCGCTTCGACCCGGTGGACGTGGGCAACTTCTTCGTCTGGCCGGAGAACGTGAACCGGATGGAGGACTGCGAGGTGGTCTTCGAAGACTTGTCCGTGTCCCTCGGGGAGCTGCATCGCAGGAGCCGCCAGGGGGTCTACGACCAGTCCGCGGTGGAGGCGGCCGGTAAGGGCCTCGGAGACAGCGGCCACGGGCGCAGGCGCACGAGCGACAACAAGCTCCAGGCGCAGGGTCTCGCAGGGCACGAGCAGGGCAAGGTGACGGGGTTCAGCTCGGTGGACATCACCGAGGTCTGGCTCGACTTCGACCCGAAGGCCAACTCCCGCGAGGAGGAGGAGAACCCGGTCCCCTTCTTCATCACCGTCACGTCCAGCGGGGAAGTGCTGCGCGCCATCGAGAACCCCTTCTGGCACAAGCAGCCCCCCTACCGGATGGGCCGCATGGGCACCGTGGTGGGCCGGGTGTACGGCACCGGCATCGCTGAGGGCATCGAGCAGCTCCAGGTGCTGCTCAACGACCAGACCAATCAGGCGATGGACTGCGCCACCTACGCGCTCAATCCCATCGTGTTGACCAACCCCAACGGTATCCTGGGCACGCTGCCTGAGATGGAGCCTGGGGTGCAGTTCCTGGTGAATGACATCAACAACGCGGTGAAGTTCGACCGCCCTCCGGCAGACCTCATCCAGGTGGGAGGCATCCTCACCGCGCAGACGGCGAGCATGATTCAGGACTACTCCAACTCGCCTGCCGTGCTGAGTGGTGGAAGTGCGCCGGGTAGGGCATTCAAGACGGCGACGGGGATTGGCGCGGCTCAGAGGAACGCCACGGTGCCGTTGCAGGAGATCATCCGACTTTCCGAGAAGGAAGTCTTCCAGCCCATGCTCCGCATGTTCTGGTCCCTTGAGGAGCAGTTCGGAGACCCGACTCTGCCCTTCAACCTGCTCGGGGTGCAGAAGGTCACGAAGACCATCCGTGACTTGGTGGGTGACTGGGACTTCGAGTGGTTGGCCTCGACCCAGACCACGAACCAGCAGGTGAAGAGTGGCCAGCTGATGGAGTTCCTCAGCCTCATCATGAACCCGCAGCTAGTGCAGATGCTCCAGCAGAAGCAGGTGGACGTGAATCCTGTGCCGATCCTCTCGCGGCTTTACACCGAGGGCTTCGGCTTCCGAGACATTGACCGGGTACTCATGCCCATGCAGGCCATGCAGCCCCCTGGTATGCCCGGTCAACCCCCCGGTATGCCGCCTGAGATGCAGGGGGGTATGCCGCCCGAGATGGCGCCGGGTACGGGAGCAGGTCCCGAGATGGACCTCCCCGAGGAGCTGATGAACAACCCGGACTTCATCGCAGCGAGGCAATCAGCTGACATGATTGCAGCGGGCGAGGGTGCGGACAACGCTCCAGACTTGACGTAGGCGTAGCGTATCTACGACCCTGGCTACATGAACCAGGGATACACACCGCCGACAGCAGAGCACGTAGAGCTGTACCGGGAGGCACTCGATGTCCTCGTGAAGTCTCCCGGTTGGGCTCTCGTGCTGAAGTACATGCAGGGCCAGAAGCAGTTCGCCCTCAACGGGATGCTCGCTGCTGGCACCCAACCCCACGAGATTGCGCGATCAGCCGGCGCCTTCGCTCAGCTCACCGAGCTGGAGTCCTGGCCACAGCGTAATCGTGACCTTCTCACTTCACAGCTCAACGCACTCAAGAAAGGGAAGTAGACCATGTGGATCAACGGACGATGGGTTCCTCTTGCAGCACCCGAAGGCGACGCAGGCGGCGGCGGTGCACCCCCTCCCCCTCCCGCTGAGGCAGCTCCGGTAGCACCTCCCCCTCCGCAGCCGGACTACGCGGCCATCATCGCGCAGCAGCAGGCGGCGCTTCAGCAGATGCAGCAGCAGCAGCAGGAGCTGATGCAGCGCTTCGCGCCGCAGCAGCGGCAGGAGGCTCCGGACGAGGAGGAGTACCTGGACCCTGCGGTGAAGAAGCAGCTGGAGGCCATCAAGCGCATGAACGCGGAGTCCACGCTCCAGCTCCAGGACCAGATGGATCAACGCAACTTCATGGACGAGGTGCAGAAGAACGGCATCGACAACGAGACCGCACGTGAGGCAGCGCAGCTCCATGCCGCGTGGCTCCAGCGCGGGATGCGCGTGGGCAATCAGCCCCCGAGCCGCATCGATGCACTGGTGTACGTGGCTGGGGCGCAGGGCATGAAGGCGAAGCAGACCACTCGCACCGCTGCACAGCAGGCTGAGCTGGCGCGTATCGCCCAGAATCAGGACGCCACGCTGGGTGTTGGCGGAAGGGCGACCCGTGCAGCAGGCGCACCGGACCTTGAGAAGATGTCTCGGAAGGAGCGAGTGACCACCGGATACGCCGCAGTCTTGGACACCGAGGGGTTCTGACCTGTAGTCTTTTCGGCCAGGGGTGGAAAGCCACCCCCGTGTACTTCCACCCCTGGAGCGACCGATGCCCGTAACCTCAGCAAATCTTGCCGCCGACGTTGGCAAGTTCATCTCCGACACGCTCATCGAGCGTTCGACCCTCATCCACCGTTTCCCCCAGTTCGCGAACAAGATCTCGCTGACTGCCGGGATGGGCAAGACTGCCGAGTTCATCAAGTACAACCGGACGGATGTCCCCACGGACAAGCTTGTGGAAGGCGTGACTCCCTCCGAGACGCCGTTCACCATCTCCCGCCAGACCATCACGGTTGACCAGTGGGGTATGTACATCACCCTCACTGACGTGGGCATCGTCACCACCAAGCACCCCGTGCTCAACGAGGCGCTGGACCTCGTGGCCGATGCCATCGCCCGGACCCAGGACTACCAGTTCGCAGAGGTCCTGAACGCGGGCACCAACGTCCAGTTCTACGACGGCTCCCGACTCTCCCGAGGAGCCATCACCCTCGCGGACACGTTCAAGTCCGCCGTGTTCGACCGGGCTCGGACGAACATGAACACCCTCGGTGTCCCGGGCTACAGCGGTGACATGTTCGCCGCGCTCGTCGGACCAGAGGTCGAGGCAGACATCCTGGCTGACCCGACTGCGGTCACGTCCTTCTCCGCAGCTCAGCTTGCGCAAGGTGCGGACAAGCTGGAGAACGGCAAGGTTGGGAAGTGGCGTGGCATCGAGCTGTTCCGCTCGAACTTCATGCCGCGCTTCACCCGCATCGCCACGGTCGGTGCGCCCGTCGCCGCAACTGGCGGCTCGCTGACCGGCACCGTGTACCACAAGGTCACGCGGAAGAACCTCGCCCGTGGCTTCGAGGAGGACATCCAGGTCGAGGCGTCCACGGTGATGAGCACCAACACCCGTCTCACCTTCACCGCTCCTGCGACCGCTGGGTACGTCTACAACGTGTACGCAGGCTCGCTGACCGGCGACGCCAACATGTTCCTCGCCCGCGAGAACCTGCCTGCGTCCACCGCGTTCAACCTGGACTCGCTACCCACCAGCGGCCAGACCTCGCCTGCCACCCCGGCAGCGGGCGTCACCGTCCACCCCGTCTACATCTTCGCGAAGAACGGCCTGGACTGGGTTGAGCTGAACGAGCTGGCGATGAAGGGCACCATCACCCCTGCCGGGGCGACGGACTCCGACCCGCTCAGCCAGCGCCGGAAGGTCGGCACGAAGTACATGGCGAAGGCTGGCATCCGGGACAACGACCGCGTGAAGCGGATCGAGCTGGCTTCCGGCTTCTAGCTCCAGCAGTATCTGACTCACCCTCCCGGGGCAGGCTGGAAACGGCCTGCCCCTTTTCATACCCAAAAAGGAAGATCATCAAATGCCCTTCACCAAAGAGTCCGCTCGTCGTGCAGTCCTCAAGCGGCACGCAGCAAAGAAGTCCAACGACAGCAAGCTCGCTGACGCAGCCGCAGCGCGGGAAGAGTCTCGGATGAACCGCGCCGAGCCCCTTGAGGCGCTTGTGGAGCAGGTCCAGGACGCACCCGCGAAGAAGGAAGCAGCTGGCGCCTCACCCGAGGTGGTGCAGATTGCCAAGGAGTCCCTCGATGCCCTGCTCAAGAACATCGACATCCTCACCGGCAAGGTGACGAAGCTGGAGCAGCGCAAGCTCATCGAGCCCGAGCAGGGTCTCCCTGCCGGCGCGAAGTGCGCTGCCTGCGGTCAGTCCATCCGCGCCTGCAAGGGCAACCACACCACCCTGTGGGTCGCGCCTCGGGACCAGGACATGTGGAAGTTCTTCAGTGGCATCAACTGGAACGGCGTGAAGTACGCGGGTCGTCAGGTGGTTCCGACCGAGGCAGTGGACGCCATCCTCTCGCAGATTGGGCAGTGGGAGATGCAGGAGAGGCGGCGTCACATCCCTGGAGGTAAGGTCTTCGGGGACTTGGACATGAAGAACGCGATGCAGGGTCGCACCGCGATTATCTGATGGGAGCAAACCATGGCGCTGGTAACGAATGACGAGTTGATCACAGAGGCGTTGGAGCTGGCCGGAGACAGCAGCCTGAAGCAGAGGGCGCTCTTCTGGCTGAACCGCTGGGTCATCTCGGAGTCGAACAAGGTGCCATGGCCTCACACGCTGGTGACTCACGGGCCGGTGTCCGTCTCAGGCGGCACCTCTCGGCTGCTCCTGGGGCTTGAGGGCAGCGAGCTGATGAACCGGGTCCACTCCATCCGGGGCATCCGCCGCTGGAGTAGCGCCGCTGGAGCAGGGCGCGGCATGCACTTCAATGGGAGCGAGGAAGTCCGCGACCAGTCCCCCGGTGCCTGGATGCGTGAGTTCTCCCGCGACACGGGCATGCAGGTGAACACCGAAGACCTGGGCAACTCGACCTGGGCACTCAACTTCAGCCCGGTCAGCAACGCTCAGATGGATCTCCTGCTCTACCTCAAGCTCGTGCCCGAGGTGCAGGAGCTGGGGCAGGTCTCTCCCTACCCCAACCACGAGACGCTGGTGCAGGCGCTCTACTGCTACGCCCTCAAGCACCAGAACGACGAGCGGCAGATGGCAGAGGAGAACAAGCTCCAGCGCATGGTGCAGGAAGACCGAGCCGTCTTCCTCAAGCTCGGCGGCAACAACCAGCGGATGAACCTTTCATCTCGCACCTTCCCCGGACGGAGGCGCTAATGCCCGTAGGTAATCTGACGATCCGCAACCTGCTTGGAGTGAACCTCAACTCCATGGATGCGGACCTGAAGGACAACGAGCTGGCCTGGGCCAAGAACGTCTACGAGGGGAAGCGCGGAGAGTTCTACTCGCGCCTCAACTCCAAGGTGCAGCCGTCATCTGTCACCTTCCTGGACGCGAGCCCCGAGACGTTCGTGGACCTGCACTTCTTCCGGCATGACTCGCTCGTGTCCGGCTTCGCGTACATCGCCAAGTCGGGCAACCTCCCCGCCATCAAGCACTTCACGGACCCGACCTTGAACTGGGCCGGTCCGACGAGCACACCGCAAGCGGGCTCTGCGAGCAGGTTCGACCGACCCGCGTACCTCACACACCTGGACAAGACGTACATCTTCAACGGCCAGGGCCGCGGCTTCGTCATCACTCACGGCGTGGATGCGGTGACGGAGCTGACCTATCTGGAGAACGTCCGCCCCACCGTGGCGTGCAAGTTCCGCGGGCAGTTCGCCTTCGCAGGCTTCGGCAGCCCCCAGAAGAACGCCATCAAGTTCTCCGAGATTGAGCTGCCCGAGACCATCCTCCCTGACGAGAAGATGCTGCTCATCGGTGACAGCGAGGAGCGCATCATCGAGCTGGTGGAAGTCACCATCGAGGGTGGAGACCAGTACTTCGAGCCCTACCTGCTGGTCTTGAAAGAGCGCTCCGTGTGGATGGTGCAGGGGGACCCGCCGACCGAGCTGGACCTGGGGAGTGTCCGGGTCTTCCCGCTCATCCGGGACGAGGGGTGCGTGGGTAAGGGCACCGTCATCGAGACCACGCACGGGGTGGTGTGGTGCTCGGGCAAGAACGTCTTCATCGCCCCACCGGGGGATAAGCCTATCCGCGTGGGCAACAACATCAAGCCGCTGCTGGAGTCCTGCGACAAGACCAAGCCCTGGCAGTGGCACGCGGAGTTCTTCAACGGGGTCTACCGGCTCACCGTCCCCAAGGCGTTCTACCCTGAGACGATCTATGTCCCTGCTCCAGGGACCCCTGCCTACGTTGGACCTTCCGAAACCAGCTACATCGCCAACGAGCAGTGGTGGCTGGACCTCGACAACTTCAGCGAGGCACGCGAGGGAGAGGAGCGCTTCAAGTGGTGGGGTCCGATGACGGTCCCCTCCGGTGGAATGGCCGTGCTGCCTGCCACGGTGAGTACTCCTGAGCGGCTGATGAGTGTGCTGGAGCTGCGCGGGTACTACACCGAGTTCGGCACGGTGAACCGCATCGACCAGTTCAGCATCGAGGAGCTGGACGTGGAGACGGCTACCGGCCGGGATCACGACGGCGCAGTGAGCAACGCCCTCCCCGTCGTCTATGCGGACATGGAGATCCGCTTCAAGGCGTTCGATTTCGGGGACCAGACTGCACGCAAGTTGCTCCAGGCAGTCGAGTCCTCGTACAGCTACAGCGGGACGGAGAAGCCCGAGGTCACGGTGGAGACCGGCAGTACCCGGGCTACCTTCCCCATCTCCAGCGAAGTGGGCGCAGCAGGGTTCGTCCTCGACGTGGCATCCCTGGACTTCGCACTGCTCGGGGAGGGCATCAAGGTGGTGGGGTATCGTCCTCCGGGGGGACTGCGCCTCGCAGGGTTCAGCCTCCAGCCCACGTTCAAGCTGCACTCTACCGGGCGAGCACGCTTCCGCTCGCTCACCATCCGCATCCGACCCATCGCATCGAGGCCCCGATGAACAAGTTCTTGCAGTACCTGGATCGCCACAGCCCCACGCTCATCTACGTCTTCATCGCCATGATGTTCCTCGGGAGCATCTTCGGCGCGGCGCAATGCAGTCAGGCCCACGCCCACAACCAGACTCCCGCCGCGTCCACCTTCTCCACCGGGCAGACCCTCACTGCTCAGTCGCTCAACGACACGGTGGCTCACCTCCACAACACCCTGACGGGCGGCATCCTCAACGAGAACATCTCCCCGCTGGCATCCATCGACACGACCAAGCTCGCGGCGGTGGACTTCATCCCCAAGGGGTACGCCCGCATCACCTCGACGTGCACCGGGTCCACGACCGCAGGCACGGCCTGCACCATGAACGTGAACAAGGGCAGCTTCCTTGCCACGGGTGGCTGGGGCATCAAGACCAGCGGGCAGCTGGGCCGGTATCAGGTCCACACGTCCAGCCCACGCTTCGGCGGGAACCCCATTGTGCTGGTCACATCGAACACCGCGGGCATCTGGTGCAACGCGGTGGACTTTGCCAACTCGGTGAACCCGCAGTTCTATGTGGAGTGCAAGGCATCGGGGAACACCTACGCCGATGCGCTGTTCACCGTAGTGATGTGGTGAAAGGGGTAGATCATGGCGAAGTTCTACGATGACAAGGGGGACCAGGGCGCGGACTACGCACTCATCCGCGGGTCCATCGGAGGGAAGTACAGCAGCGTCCAGGACTACAACCAGAACAGTCCAGGTGCGAAGGGTGGCACAGCCTGGACCTCACCGATTGCTCCGCAGATTACGACGCCGATGCAGGCACCCGACAGCAGCCCCTTCGCACTGGGAGGTGGAAGAAGCGGTGGTGGGTACGGCAGCCCGATGGGCTACCAGGATGAGAGCGACCAGCTCTACCGAGGGCTCGACAACTACCGCAATCAGATCCTTCGCAACTACGTGATGCGGTACTGGAGATAACCAATGGCGACCAATCGACTTGATGGAATGAGCATGGCGGGAGTGGCGGCGGACCCCTACGGCCCCGGTGCAAACGGAGCGTCCTACCCCGGTGCAGCGGGAGCTGGCGCACCCAGCTGGCTCGGGCCTGCAATCGGAGGTGTTGCCACCCTGGGTGGGGCACTGCTCGCGAACCGCGGAGGCAGCAGCTCGAACTTCCAGGGCTCGCCGCTCCCCTTCACGCAGGAGATGAGCGGGACGATGGCGGACTACGGCTCCCTCATCAACCAGTACAAGACCATGAGCGCAGACCCCCGCTCGCTCGGGATGGCGGCGAACCTCTCCAACCGACAGGCAGCTCTGCGCGGCATCCAGGGTCCGCTTGCAGTGGGCATGGCCAACAGCGCACAGAGCGGAGTGCTCCGGGACTTCGAGGCCCAGCGTGGGCAGCACCTGATGAGCCTGATGAACGCACGTGCCACCCTCGGGCAGCAGCTCCAGCTCGCTGAGCAGCAGCGGCGCAAGGAGATGTGGGAGCACATGCAGGGCAAGGCAGCCGCGAGTGACGCACGCAACCGGGCCATCGGAAGCGGCATCGGCACCGCAGGTGGAGCCGTTCTCGGCAGCGTCATCCCCGGCATCGGCACGGTGGTCGGCGGCGCAGCAGGTGGTGTCCTCGGCGGTCTCGTGGGAGGGCTCTTCTGATGCCTGACTTCCTGAACTACTACGGGCCGGGGACTGCCACCTTCGTGGACCCCTCGCGCCAGCTGGAGCGTGGGCAGCAGCAGCTGATGGACAGCCTGGGCAAGCACGCCGAGCAGCAGGAAGTCCTCCGCCGTGAGGCCCTTGCACTCCAGCAGTCAGAGCTGGCACGCAGCCGCATCTCACAGGCGGCCCAGTCCCCCTGGGCACGGCAGATGATGGGCGACCTCCAAGGTGGACCCATGGCCATGAACTTGGACTTCGGTCCGGGCCTCACCGGGGAGCAGGTGGCACAGGGGGCCTACAACTCCGCTGGCATCATGGCCCCGGCTCTGGGCCTGCGTGCCCCGCCTACGCATCCGCTCGACCCGGGGCTGGGTGCGCCCACCCCCATGGGTTCCGTCGTTCCTGAGCCCGTCCAGGGGCCTTGGCAGGGCAGTGGCGTGGAGGCCCGGGAGAACTTCGGGGGCATGACGCTTAGCCGTACCCCGATGGCGCCGGGTGTGGAGCCTGTCGTGCGCAGCCCGATGTACGACCCCGAGTCGGACCCACTTGCCTACCCACAGATGGCGCAGCAGGCAGCTCCGATGCGTGCGGCAGCTCAGCCTCGCCCCATGCCTCAGCGTCAGGTTTTCCAGGGTCCACGCACCCCGGAGGAGCTGGAGCTGTACCGCTACCTCCAGTCTCAGAAGACCCAGCTCGACATCACCCGGGAGTCCACGACCAACCGGGCGACGATGCAGAACCAGAAGCTGGAGAAGGACATGGAGAAGATGAAGGTCACCATCGGGCAGAAGCTCGTGAGTGACCTCAGCCGTCAGACCACAGCGCTGGCGAAGATCAAAGCTGACGGAGAGAACCTTAAGTACAAGCTCCGGAACGCACCGCCCAAGGCACAGAAGTCGGTGATCGAAGACTTCCGCAAGCGGGTGGATGAGATGCGGAAGCAGGTGAAGGATGCGGAGACCAACATCCAGACCCTGTTGTTCAACGGCGTGTACAGCTCTGATCCAGGCTCACCCGGGTACGACCGCTTCATGCAGGCACGTGAGCGGGTGGACGAGATGCTCCCCACCCTCCAGGAGGCCACGGCGGACTACGAGACGGCCTTCTCGCAAATCGTGGGTGGCGGGGCTCGACCGACGCAGCGGCAGCAGCTGCGCGAGACCACGCAGCAGGATGATGTGGCCAAGCAAATCGGAGCCATGTCCGATGAGGAGCTGCGCAAGTTGGTAGGGGGCTAGCGATAGTTGATAGCTTCCTCGCATGGCCACAAGCGACGAGATGAAGCAGGCGGCAATGAGGGAGCTGGCTCGACGCGAGCTGGCACGCAGGGATGAGACAAGGGCGGCGGGAGGACAGGCTGGCCCTCCTCCGCCTGACCCGCGAGGAACTGGCCTCCTCCCCTCCTCGTGGGAGGAGGCCAAGGCCCGAGCCTCGGACAACCTGACCGGCTTCCAGGAGTGGAGCAACGCGCGGGTGCAGGACGTGATGGGCGACAAGCCCAGCCCCACCCGGTACGCGCTGGCACTCGGTCTCCAGGGTCTGAACCCCGCGACCGCGGGATTGGTCGGGCAGGAGGCGCTCTTCGACAACCCTGCGGCGCAGCAGTCCGCGCTGATGATGGAGGAGAACGCGACGGACGTGCTCGGCCCCAAGTGGGGACCTCGCCTCGCGGCCTACGGTCAGTCCTTCACCCAGATGCTGCCGCAGGGTCTCGCCACTGGCGCAGTGGGCGCCGGAGCTGGTGCGACCAAGGCTGTGGCCACCGCGGCAGGTGCGCTGCTGAAGCAGGGAGTCGTGGGTGGCCTCAAGGGTGCAGCCGCAGGAGCCGCTGAGAACGCCGTCATGGGCTTCCTCGGTGCACGAGAGGGGGAGCGTGCCTCCTCGGCCATCGAAGCGGCCCAGGACCCCCTAGCGCTCGCGCTGGGTGGCTTGCCGCCTGTCCTCTCCGGCACCCTCGGGTCCGTCCGACTCGCGGGCAAGCTCCACGCCGCAGACCTGCGCGCCTACGACAAGCAGGTACACGCACAGCAGGTGGCAGACGCGGCCAACGCACCCGCGGCACCTGCCTCACCCATGGCGATGGAGCCTGAGACTCAAGCCTTCCCCGTCACGCGCACGGACCCGGTGCCGACGCAGACCTACGCGGAAGGCTTTGGCCGCTTGGCCGCAGAGGGCCTGGAGTTCAACGACTCCCAGCCCATCCCCCTCGTGCGAGGACGCGAGCCTGTGACCACGAGCTACGACGCGGTGGACCTGCCTCCCGAGGTCCGGGACCCGGTGCTCCGTGCTCGTGCAGCAGAGCTGAGCCAGCGCGTGCCCACCATCGTGGAGGATGCACCCGGCCAGCCTGCGCTGGTGCCAGCCGGACGCACCGCGACGATGAACCAGCGGGTGAAGCCGCTGAGCGCAGAGGCGGTGGCAGACCTGCCTTCCACCTCCATCTACGACACGCAGGTGGTGCCCAAGACCAAGGCTGCATGGTTCCGCTCCAACGGGATGCGGCAGGCCAAGACCCAGGTGGATGCCATCCCTGAGCAGCTGGCGGATGGAACACCGAGTGGGTTGGCACTGCGAGATCAACTTGCCCGCAGACCTGCGCAGCCGGAGGTGCTTCCTCCGGAAGCACAGCCCGCTGGGCGGACGCTCGATGTGGCGAAGTCCCGAGCGCTGGTTCGCACGGGCAAGCCGTTGTCGATTGGAGATCGAATGAGTCTCCACCCCACCGTGCGCGAGGAGTATTACCGCAGCGTCGGCCTACTCCAGCCTGCACGGGTGGAAGTCCTGAACCGTTCTGGATTGCCAGCTGTGCGCACCCAGCGAGTGGGGCAGCTCACTCCGGCTGACGTGACCGGCACGCACCAGCCCATGAAGTGGAAGCCCTCTGACTCGCGGGAGATCTCCGCAGTCATCGACTCGCCCGAGCCTCTGACCAGTGCGCTGGAGTGGGACGACGCGGCAATCATCCAGGGCAAGCCTGCGCTCAAGAGCGGAGTCGGAGGAGGCAGCGGAGGCAAGCCCGTTGAAGTGCGCCCTGACCCCAAGGTCGCAGCTGAGTACGCGCGCAAGGCAGAGGCTGAGTACCAGTGGCGTGAGATGCGCGACGAGGCACCGCGGCGAGACCCGCGCACCGTGGAGTCGGGAGGTGCAGCTCCAGTCGCAGGTCCGCTGCCTGCCTATGTACGCACGCCTGAGATTCCCAAGGAGTTCGAGCAGCGCATGATGGAGGGCTTCAACCAGCGAGACAGCTGGTGGGAGAAGCAGAAGAAGGAGCTGGGCCTGCCTGAGTTCCGCGCTCAGCCGCTGGTGGCGGAGGCCATCCGTGGCATCCGTGCCGCGCAACACATGGCCAACCAGCAGATGGGTCGGATCTTCCCCCAGCTGCGGAAGGCATACAACGCGGCGACCCCCAGCCAGAAGCGGCTCATCGACAGCTACATGAACCAGAACCTGGACCGTGCACCGGGAAGCAGCGGCACCATCCCCGAGTCCGTGTTGCCCGATGAGTTCCGCAACCTCTACCGCGCAGGCATGGAGCAGATGGAGAAGCAGCGCCTCGACCTCGTGAAGTCCGGATACTTCAGCGAGGGAGAGATGAAGCACATGATCGACCTGGAGCAGCGCAACCTCCAGTGGCTTCACCGGGACTACCGCGCCTTCCAGGACAAGGGCTGGCGCCCGCGCAAGAACGTGATGGAGAAGGCCATCAAGTACGTGATGTCCAAGAGCGACCTCGGGTACGAGGGCGCACGCAAGGAGATCATGGACCTGTTCCTCGGGGACGGGGACATGCAGCAGCGCTTCAAGGGGTCCAACCTCAACCGCTCCATCCTGAAGGAGCGCAGCGGTATCCCGCCCGTGTTGAGGGAGGTGCTCGGAGAGATCAAGGACCCCGCCTACGTCGTCGCGCAGTCGATGACGGAGATGGAGCGGTTGCATCGGCAGTACATACACAGCAAGGCGATGACCGCGCCTGACCTCAAGGGGCAGGTCTGGGACGACAACCCTGAGAACCCTGCGATGCACGAGCAGCGCATCTGGAACGACGCGCTCTCACCGCAGGAGAACAAGAAGATGTTCGGGGAGTTCGCGGGGAAGTACGTCGCCCCTCAGCTCTTCGAGTCCGTGATGCAGGGTCCGCTTGCGAAGCAGGCCACCGAGCAGCTGATGAGCGGCGTGATGTCGTTCCTCACGAGCACGATGAAGACGGGGAAGATCGCCTTCTCTCCGATGACCTACATCACCAACTGGCTGAGCAACGGAGCGTCCGGCGCAGCAGCCGGTCTGCCGTACTGGCACAAGCGGTTCGGCAGTCGGATGGTGCAGTCAGCTACCGCCCTCCGGGACTACAGCGACACCTTCAAGACGATGAAGTCCAAGAACAACACGCCTCCGTCCAAGGACGCGCAGTGGGTCCAGTGGGCGCTGGAAGATAGCGCCCTCATCGGAGGCACGGGCGTGGAGTTCGGAGGTAGCGAATCACGGCGGATCGTCGAGCGCTTTCTCAGGGACCCTGAGCCGGGAGTGCGTGGTGTCTTCGACATGGGAGCGCAGAAGTTCGGGGACATGAAGGCCAAGCTCGGCAGCTGGTACGACAACCTCGACTCGCACTGGCGGCTCGCGGTCTACATTGAACAGGTGACGAAGGGACGGGACCGGCTGGGTCTGTCCATCCCCGAGGCCAGGGCGCGAGCCTCGCGGATCGTCAACAAGAACTTCGCCTCAGCTGGCAGCGTGGGCAACGCGGTGAAGAACGCATCTCGGAACGGAGTGGGCCTCCTCGCCCCCTTCATGACGTGGCACGCAGACAACATCCGGGTCCACCTCAACTGGGCAAAGGACACCGCGAAGATCAAGAGCCAAGGACTCAAGGCCACGGACCAGCGGGGCAACGTCGTTGGCGGGACGGACCTCTTCTCCGGTGAGGGAGCAGGGCAGGCGCTCAACGTGGGCATCCACTACGGCATCGTGGCGGGAGTCTTCGCGGGGATGCGGCGGCTCTACAACTTCACGGACGAGGACGTGGACAACGCCGAGGCGAAGATGAAGGGGAGCCAGAAGCCCTTCTCCCCGTGGCGGGAGTGGCTGCCGTGGCGCGATGAGCAGGGTCGTCCGCAGGTCATCAGCCTCGGGTCCCTCATGCCGTCTGCCGTCTTCTACGAGGGGAACCCGGAGGACAGCCTGATGAAGCGGGTGCTCGTGAACTCCTTCGAGGGCTTCACGCAGGGAGGCATCGCGGAGATGGGCTTCAAGAACATCCAGGCCGCAGTGGGCCTGGGAGATGCCGCACGCCAGGACGCACCCATCCTGCCGGGAGACCGGCTGCGCAGGCTCCGGGATGAGGCGTGGAAGTATCTCCAGCCCGGCTTCATCCGGGATGCGGAGACCATCGCTCGACGCACCGGGCACTACGGTCAGCTGCGTGAGACGGAGGAGAAGCTCTCGTTGCCACAAGCCATCGCTCGCATCACCCCGTTCCGGCTGGAACCTGCCGGAGAGAAGTCTGCCATCGCCAACCGGCGTGCGGAGACGAGCGAACGACGCGATACACAGCGGAACATGCAGCGCATCCAGTCCCTGCCGCTGCCTTACGCAGAGAAGCAGCATCTCATCCGTGCATCTCGTGCGAAGATCGAAGAGCTGAACCGGAAGTCTAGCCAGCGTGCACGTGACATCCGCAGAGACAAGTAAGGAGATCAACTCATGGAAGCAGCAACCATCCGCAGACTCGTAGCGTTCGTGGTCGGCCTTGTGGCCGTAGTGCTCAACAAGAAGCTGGGGCTGGAGCTGGACGATGCAGCGCAGGTGAGCCTCGTGGCTCTCATCGCGACCTACATCGGTCAGTCCGCGTACAACGAGGCGCAGACCAAGAAGGCAGCAGCAGTCGTGACCGCCGCTGACAAGGAGAAGGCGAGCATCACCGACAACCAGTCGGCCATCGATGCCATCCGGAAGGCAGGTCTCCCGTGAAGCCCACCATCGGGAGGATCGTCCACTTCACGGGGACCACGGACAAGGAGACCTACCCGGGCATCGTGGTCGAGGTGCTCGACAACGGGCTCGTGAACCTCGCCACGTTCGGGAAGGGCAGCCTCTACTTCAACCAGGGTGTGCCGTTCAGCCTCCACCCCCAGTCCGGTCACTGGTCCTGGCCTCCGAGGGAATCATGAACGCCTTGCTCGTAGCCCTGCTGCTCTCTCAGGCTGAGGTGCCGGTCTCCACTCCTCCCCCGCTGCGCAAGGCCGATGCTCCGGTCGCGGTGTTGGGGCAGACCCAGCTGAACATGAAGGCAGTGGGTCAATTCGAACCCAGCCCCGACGTGGGGTGCTGGATGGACAGCTCCACCTGCCAGGGTCTGGCCCGTGCCAACGTGGACCGGGTGGCGTGTCAGCAGCAGCTGGCCTTGCTCAAGGACGCCCCCAAGCCGGGTGCCCGCTGGCCCTGGGTGGTGGGCGCGCTGGTGGTCGGGGCTGCGGCAGGGGCCGGGTTGGCCCTGGCTGCGCAGTAGGCGGTGGGGGGGCACCCTGGGTAGGGGGTGCCCCCCGAACGTCGCAAGGCGGGGCAGCTGGGCCCCTCAGCGACGGCGATGCAGGTGCCACGTGAGGTGCTGGGTCTGATGCAACCGGCGTTTCTCCCCGGGAACTCCCCGGTAGACGAGGTGGGGATGCCTGCTCGTCCAGCACCCCCACCCTGCGGTCATCACCCGGACCACAGCTCGACCGTGAGGGTAGGCGGTCAGACGTGGGCGAAGTCGGGAACGGTGATGTCTTCCCATCCTGCGAACTCCACATGGCCTGCGTCGAACATCAGCTCACGCTTCCCGGTGAGGGGGTCTCGGCGGTTGAATCTTCCACCCCACTTGTAGACCGGCTGCCCTCGCCCGTCCGTGATGCGCTCGGCCAAGGCCCCGATGGCGTACCAGCGGGTCAGGTCTGCGTGCAGCTTGGTCCCCCACTTCAGCTCCCCGTTGACCACGGGCACCACGTCCACCGCGGCAAGCCGGGCGTGGGCACTGCGCTTCACGGTGTTGACGAAGGTGACGACCTGACCAAGCGGCTTCGCCTCGGTGTAGGGCGGTTCACCCTTGGTCGTGCGGCCCTTCGCGTACAGCTCCAGCTGCTGGGTGAGGGTCGTCCCGACGCGGACAATCTGCAGCTCGAAGGGAAGCTCCAGCTCGCACAGGTTGATGAACTCGATGATGGTGATGTGGGTGCCTGGGACAAGTTTCTCCCGTTTGTGGATGCGGGCCATGGGACTTCCTCAGCGGTGGGGGCGGGTGCGGTTCGCTTCGTAGCGCACCGCTAATACAAGATATCCCACTCCTGCGGTTATGGCCCCGGCGTAGACGGCATCCGCCAGAGGGCGCTCCAGGATGCGCATGTCTCGGAGGACCAGCACCACGGGGAAGGGGCTGAAGAGGACCGGCGCGAACCACTTGAACTTGGAGTCGAACCCCTTCGCGAGGATCAACTTGCAGAGGCAGTACCCTGACGTGAGGACGTAGACCCCGATGAGGAACCGGAAGATGTCCCTCACTTGTGCCTCGCTCGGTAGGCTTCGGAGAGACGGTGCGCTGCCTCGTACTGCTCTTCCTCGATGCGCCGCTCGAAGGCTTCCGTCTCGGCCCACTCGTTTCGGACGGCGGAGTCCTCCTCGTCCTCCTCGTCCCGGAGGATGGAGTCCATCATGTCCCCCACCTCTGACATGCCGTGGCGTAGCTGCTCGATGAAGCGCTTGTCGTCGTGAAGGCTCAAGGCTCGACCTCCTCGGGTGCGGCCACCTTTGCAGGCGCCTGGGTGGTGCGCTTCCGGGGCGCCGCTCGACGCTCCAGGATCGACACGAGCTTCTGCACGAGCGGGAGGATTTGCCGTGCGGTGTTCATGTGCTCCCCCCGCTCGCCGGTCAGTTGCTTGTGTAGGTAGACGATGACCCCGAACTCCACAACGCCGACGACTGCGAGCGTGCGCTCGTTGAAGATCTTCGTCGTGATGTCCAAGGCCTCGGGCGTCATGGTGCTGGCGCCGTGATGGTGAGGGAGGTCACGCCCACGAGGGCACCAACCTTCACGTCCATGTTGTCGAGCTTCAACTCTCCGGCTCCGGCGCTGCCGGTGACGGAGAGGTCCATCCGTGCAGTGACTCCGCCTGCGGAGAGGAGACGCGCCCAACCGGGAATGCCTGCCGCATTGGCTGCCGTGTCCGCAATGATGGGGCTCGCACTGAGGACTCCGGCTGTGACCACGCCGAAGGGTGTACCCAGCGTCAGCTCCGCAAGCAGTGTGCCGGTGGCTGAGGTGGACACGGCTCCAGGCTGGGAGCCTGAGTAGATGCGCAGCACGCCGCCTGAGAGGTTCGTGTTGAGAACCTCCAGCACGGCATCGCGCATGGCAGTCGAAAGGCGGACCGTCATCACTTCACCGAGAAGAGCGAGCAGGACCCGGCCGTGGTCTCCGCGGTCGCACAGAAGGAGAGGAACTGCGGAGTGATGTTCGTGTAGTAGAAGGCGCCCGGCAGGACAGTCACGCCCGTGGTCGGGGTGATGGCCGCTCCCGTGTTGGACTCGCGGATGCGGACGAAGGCTGTGGTGCTGCACTGGATGAGCACGCGACCCAGCGGCAGACCTGCGTTGCAGGTGCCACCCGTGGTGGTAGTGGCGACGGACTTCTCGAAAAACTCCGATGCGAGGGCGGGGGCACCTGCGAGCAGGGAGAGGGCGACGGCGATACGCTTCAACATGGGCATCCTCGGGGTAGGTACGAACCCCACGAGGATGCCCTACTTCACGCTCAGCTGGCGAGCGGGACCACGTTGAGGTCCACGACCGGGACGGTCGCGACGCTCACGGTATCTGCTTTGCTCGCCTTGACGGCGCGCTTCACCGCCGCCTTGGCAGACGCCTTCGCCTTCTTCTTGAACGGGGGTGCGAGCTTGCTGGGCTTCGCGGGGTTGCCCTTCTTGGGCTTCGCTGCACCCTTGGCTGCGGGCTTCGTGAACGGGTTGGCCTTCGCGGGCTTCTTGGCTGCCATGGTCTGCTTCACTTTCTTGGGGAATCGATCGCCGTACTTCTTCACGGCGAACTCGGTGGGCTTACCTGCGTAGACGAGCCGGTGTCCGGCCTGCCCCTCTGCGATGCGTTTCATCCACGCCTTGTTGTTCCGCTTGAGCTGGAGGCGGCGGACCTCCAGCTGGCAGGGCAGACACCGCTTGCTGCGCGGGAACTGCACTGGGGCCTTCTTGCACTTGAGGCAAATGCGCTTGGGCTTCGGTTCCTTGGGCGCTGCTGCCTTCTTCGTCTGCTTCTCTGCCGCCTTGATGAGCGACTTGAACGGCTTCTTCAACTTGGTGGTCATATGATCCTCCTTCAAAGGTTATACATCACTCCAGAAATATCCAATCTTTCCGTCGCTCAGAAAGTCGCGGGGTCCAGCGCCTGCGTCCCACGGTCCGCGCATGCACTCGTCCATCAGCTCGTTGACCGCAGGCCCGTCCTTCTCGTCGCAGATAACATCGAAGCTATCGTAGGTGTGCATCGCCAGCCACGCAGAGGGGAAGTATCTGGCGAGCCGGGCCTCAAGTGATTTGGGGTAGTCACTCTCGTCCGTCCCCACCATGCACCCGTTGGCGATGTCCGCCGCCGTCCCCTGGATGGCGTAGTTGCTGGTCTCGGTCGGGCTGAGCGGGAACCCCGGGGGGTAGTACCGCCTGCGGTTGGTGATGAAGGTCTCGTTGAACCCGTGCGTCTCTGCGAAAGCCACGCTCTTGACCCAGTGCTCGACGATGCCTGTGTGCTTCTCCTTGAACAGGGCATGCAGCCGGGCGATGTCCTCGAACTTGGCATCGGGGAGGAGCGCGAGCACCACCAGGAACACGGTCTCAAGCCCGGACCCGTAGTTGGACGCGAAGCCCACTGACTTCCCCATGCTGCGCAGCTGCTTCGGGATGGGCGCTCCCTCGGGGATGCCGAACCACTCCTGCACGCGAGCGTTGTGCGCGTCGCCGCTGCTCAGCATCTTCCTGAGCACCTTGTCCCCCGTGTAGTCCTGCATCACCGCCAGCTCCAAGCCCTTGTAGTCCCGGTGGACGATGACCCTGCCCTTGCCTGCGCAGTACATCCCTCGCACGTTGGGCAGTGCCCCTTGCACGCTCGACTCTTCCTTCACCTCGGACAGGTTGAAGAGGTTCGGGTTGGAGCAGCTCCACCTGCCCGTCTCCGTGCCGCAGGAGTTGATGCTGGCGTGCATCCGTCCGTCCGGGCCGATGCGGCTGAGCACCTTGTCGCTGTCGATGTAGGTCGAGCGGGCCTTGAGCGGGGAGTCCGCCCGCCACACCGCTCGCATGATGGCCTTCAGCTCGTCGGGGCAGTTGTCCTGCACGCTGAGGAAGAGCAGCGCGTTGCGGTTCACCGCTGGCTTCCCGCCGTCCGTGCGGCAGCGGTCGGAGAGTGGAACCTCCAGGTCGAACCCGTTGATGCCGGGGCGGCGGCAGTCCTTGTAGACCAGCGCCGCGAGGTCGGTCTCGTTCACTCCTCCGGTTTCAGTGATGCGGAAGGCAGGGGCTCGCTTGGAGATAAGCTTACGGAGTTCAGCCGCTCGATCTCGTGCGAGAACCGTGAGGTCCAATCGAAGTTGTCGCCTGCGCCCCTCATCAACAGGGAAGCCTCGATAAGACATTCGAGCAGCGCAACGCGCAAGTCGGAGCTGCTGCCGGTATAGCCGGTCAAGTCGTATCCGATCCGCAGGGTCCTCTTTGAACTCCCTGACGTGCTGACTTCTAACCTGAGCGGTCCGGACACAATCTTCAGCGTTGTAACGGAGGAGCTTCGATCTTTTGATGCGACTCGCGTCAACGTAACCCTTTTCAGAATCGTCACTCGTTGCCTCCACCTTCCATGGCTTCACACCTGGGTAATAGATCGACACCTGAAAGCTGAGGGACGTACGGCTCAGGCTGACCAGCGCCCGCCTGCTGTCCCGAATGTCGTGCTGCTGCCCTCCGAACGTCACGCCGTATCTTTCGAGGATCGGCATGTCATAAGAAATTCCATTACACCAGACCTTGGGGATGCGCGGGTCAGCCATCAGCCGTTTGAACTCCGACCAGACGTTGACCGGCGCTGGGTACATCCAGCTCAGGCCGATGCCACTACCCAGTGCGATGCCCACTCCGAAGGCGCGGAGCTTGGCGTACCCCGGGAGCAGCGCCCACTCGCTCTTCCCCTGGTCCGGAGGACTGGTCTCCACGTCCACGGCCAGGGCTATCCGCTTCTCCCTACACACAGCAGCCACTCTCTCTAGAGTGGCTGCATGAGGGGAGACATATAACAAAGGGCGCTTGGGCACCCCCTCTACGCCCATCTTCACGAACCCCTCGACGTGCGCCTCAAGGGGTCCGAGCAGGTCGGGGTTCGCGAAGGTGTAACCCACGGGTGTGACGAGCATCCCCTTCATGTCAGCGTCCCTCGTTGAGTGCTTGCTTGAGCTTCAAGTTGATGATGTTCAACTCATCGGCAAGCTCGACGATCTGGTAAGCGCAGACCTCTTCGGCCTTGAGCAGGTCCTCTCTGCTGTACTTCTCGCACCAGTCGCGGATCGCCAACACCTTGTCGTGCTGCCTGCTGCGTAGTGCCTTCGACTGGGTAGCCATCACTTCTCCTCGGTCAGTTGCTGCATCCGCTTCAGGTCGATGTCCATCCCGAAGCCCATCAGTCCCGCTCCTCCGGTCAGCTCACCCGTGACGCTGAGCAGGGCCAGCTTCCCCATCAGCAGCACGGCAGCGTCGGGGTCCAGCTGGCGCAGCTCGTTGAGAAGTCTTGGTCGGCAGCAGGCAGTGGCCTCGCGGGACTCCTTCTCCTTGTTCGTGACCGGGGCGCAGAGCACCGCGTTGGTCAGCCAGACCTCCTGCCGGGTGACGTTCACCCGCGCCTTGCCGGTGGCTGCCTGCCAGATGTGCTGCATACGGGTCCCTGCGGAGCCACTGAAGGGGCGCCCTGCCTTCAGCTCCTGCTTCCCAGGGTCTTGCCCTACCCAAGCCCAGCGCGCGCCAGGATGGCCCTCAGGTGGCACCAGCTGGCTGCTCTTCCGGGGGCACTGGTCACACCGGGCACCGTGCTGCTCGGGCTGGTACTTCATCGGTCCAGCTCGTCGCGCTGTTCGTCCGTGAGTTCATCGTTCCAGTTGCCACCCCGCCGCCAGTGCTTCCACTTGATGCGGAAACCGGTGGCCGCGAAGTAGAAGATGAGCAACCATCCGAAGATCGCCAGCTCCGTCACAGCTCAACCTCCAGGAGGATGGCCGCTGCCTTAAGCACGCGACGTGCCTGCTCGATGGACAGCGGGTTCAGTGCAGCGAAGACCTTCTCGTGCGCGTAGATCATGTCCCCGTACTTCTCGTTCTCGGTGGGCAGCATGTGCCCAGCTTCCCAGGCAGTGCACTTGCACTGAGGCACGAGGCAGACCTCGCCGTTGGCCAGCGCCTCACTCGGAGGGACGTGCGTCTTCGCTGGGTGCTTGCAGTTCACACAGCTCATCGGGGCACCTTGTCGAGCAGCACGTCGATGTCACACGCGAACATGCTGAGGTTCCCGGGGGAGTGCCGCATCTGGGTGAGGAGGTTCGACACCTCCTCTACCCACCTCTTGAATCTGAGGTTCTCCCGCATCAGGTCATTGTTCCGCAGCGTCTCCTCTGCCCAGTCACGCTGGGCATCCTTCAAGCTGGAGCGCACTGCCTTCAGTTCGTCCACAAGATGATCAGTCATTAGAACCACCACTCAAGCAGACCGCAGAACACCAGGGCTGGCCACCACTTCACGATGAAGGAGATCATTGCATACCTTTAGGCATAGGGGGGATGAAGAGTATCTCGGTCAGCGACCCGAGACTGAGGTGCTCGATCTTCACCCAGGCACACTTGCCTGGGTTGTCGATGACATGCTTGAGCCCCCGCTTCACAGCCAGCGCGATGGCACGGAGGGCAATCTCCTGTTCGATGGTCATCAGATCTTCTCGACCTTCAGCTGGGTGGACGTGACCTTGCGACAGTCGTCCACTTCCATCGGGGTCAAGTCGCCGCTCGCGATGAGACCCTGCACCTTGTCCATGTTCACCTCGTAGGTGACGACTTGATCCATCACGTCGTCCAGGCTCAGGCCCTTCTTGAAGAGCAGCGCGCCGAGTGCGCCTTCCTCGGGCAGCCTGGACCGGGCGACCTGCTTCTTCAGGGTGAAGCGCGTGCCCTCGTACTCTGCGGTGGCGTAGCGGTTGAGTCCATCCACGCTGCCCTCATCGTCGAGCAAGGTCAGGAGCATCGAGCGGATGACCGTCTTCTGGTCCTCGATGACCTTGCTCCAGTCCTTGTTGAGCAGGGAGTGCACGGCAGCCAGCGCACCCGGGTCGTCGGTGTTGGCGATGATTGCGGCCATCTCCTCGAACGCCTCGGTCACGGCCTTGGTCGCGAAGATGATGCCGTTCTGCGTGACAGCCGGGTGCTGCGCCTTCTTCTGCACTGCGAGGGCACTCTTCGCCTTGGTCTTGCTCATGTCGGTTGATCCTGGGTATGGGTGGGTACGGCGAGGCTCGGCAAAAAGAGAGGGCGGGATGGTTCATCACCATCCCGCCCCCATCAATGCCGATGACCCTGTTTCCACGCTCGGCGGCATGGTCGGACGGCGAGGGCATTGCTGCCCTACGCAGGCCAGGGTCTGCCTAGACTATCGCTTCTTACCAGCAACGCTCTTGAGCTGGGGAGCCGCTGCCTTGGCGGCAGGTGCTGCCTTCTTCTTGGCAACAGGAGTGGGCGCGGGCATCTCCTCCTCGACCTCCTCCTCTGCAACCTCGCCCGTCTCCGGGTCGAACTCCTCTGCCTCATCAACCTCCTCTTCCTGCTCGTCCTCCTCGACCGCTACCTCATCACCGATGAAGCTGCCTTCCTCGGGGGGCAGCCACTGGACCCGGGCGTTCTGCTGCCCGTTGTACTCCTCGTGCTTGATGGTGCCGTTGAGGACCACGTTGTTGTCGTCGATCCAGGCGAACATCTCGTCGATCCACTCGCACAGCTGCTTCACGCCAGGGTCGCTGGGCTTGGTCGGGGTCGTGTCCAGCTCGAACGCAACCGGGTAGTTGACCGCAGCGGCGAGGTCGAAGATGCGGAAGAACGCCTTCGGGCTGGAGCTGGCGAAGTCGCGGAAGCTGAGGGGCTGACCATCCGCACCCTCGCTGCCAATCAGCTCGTAGTCCACATGACGGCAGGGGAACTTGCCCGGCTTCACCTTCCAGCCAGCGGGACCCTGCTTGCCGTAGGACTTCAGGCTGAACTTGCCGTCACCCTCGGGGACCAGCTCGCGCTCAGCCTGAGCACGGGGCTGACCGGGGGTGTATCCGAGGCGCACTGCTTGACCCTTCTTGTTGCCTGCCATGGGGTATTACTCTCTGTCCCGTCCGGGACTGCTGGGTAGATCGTTAGGGTAGATACTTCTGACTTACTTCGCAACAACCTTCTTCAACACGGGGGCAGATACTTTGCCTCCGCTCTGCGACTGCACCTGCTGAAGGATGTACTTCAGATCAGCAGGGCAAGGGTCAGGCAGGAGCCACCGGGTCTTGGCGAACCACTCAGCGTTCGCGTTGACCTGGAGAGATGCCTTGAACACCGGCATCGCCTTGCCGTTGACCACTTCCTTCGTGAACTTGCTGGTCATCCGCGCCACCACGTCGCAGTTGCCGGGCATCCACGTCTGCGCCTTGCCCTGGAGCAGCGGGCGACCCAGCGCCTTCACGGACTGCCCACCCATGGTGTCCTCGTACTGCGGCGGGTTCTCCCAGGCGGTGAAGAGCACACTCTTGCCCGCTCTTGATGCCTTCTCCGCTGCGGCCTCAACCATGCGGAACCCGTTGAGCAGCTGGCCCCACCCGTCGTAGCCCATCGCCTTCTCTCCCTGTCCATCGGAGAGGAAGTCGATGCCTCGCCCACACATCACGGTCAACCCATCCACACAGATGCCGCTGATAGATGGGTCCCGGGTGAAGGACTCGATGGCCTTGATGCACGGCTCGAAGGGGTCGTGCCCACTTGGGGGAAGCAGCTCGACCGCAATGTCCCCGCTGAAGCCACGGCTGAGGATGCTGGTCGGGCCGCTCGACTCTGGCGTGATGATCGCGATGTCGCTGCCGTCCGACTTGTGCGCCAGCGACATGATGAGGTTGGTCTTGCCCACACCCTCGCGTCCGTAGACGAAGGCGTAGATGTTCTTCCGGAGCATCGCCCCGAGTTTCATTCGTGCCATGTGGTTGTCCTGTCCGTCCGAGTTAGATCAACATCATTCCCAGGGGGGCGTAGTCTGCCCTGAGCTGGGCTGCCATGTCACCAGTGCCTTGCCGTTCTCCAGCACGAACGGGTTGGCACCCTTCCTGCCTTTGAGGCACAACCCACGGAACTCACACGGTCCGTAGGTCCGCATACAGTTGGGCTTTCTTTCTACACCAGCGTCCCAGTCCACCATCTGCGCCTGGAGCAGCCACATCTGGAGGTCTTTGCGGAACCAGGAGAGGGCGTGCTCGCACTCGCTCTTGCGTATCTCAATCCTCGGGGCACCAACACTTGCTCCCCGCTTCAGCATGGGATCGATCAACACACCCTCCAAGGGTCCGAAGGTGTCGTCCTCTTCCTCCCCCCACAGTGCCATCTGCAAGAGGAGCTGACCGTGCAGTGCGTACTGCTCGCTCAGCCTGTTCGCGCTGTCGGAGGTACTCTTCAGCTCCCCAATCCACGTCTTGCCACGCCACTTCTCGATGCTGTCGTAGCGGGCGGTACGAAATGCCCAGGCAGGTGCGCCAGAGCGCACCCCGCGCAAGGACATCAAGTGCTCGATGGCCAGCACCTGAGTGGTGGGCCTCACCTTCCAGTAAGACTCGTAGCCTACGAAAAGATCCCTCGCTGCCTGCATCGAGCCCGGTGCCAGCTTGCCCTCCTCCGCTTCCGTCTTCGCGGCGTACCTCTGCATCCCCTCCTTCCACAGGTCCCCCTTCCTCTCGTCGTAGAGCCACTGTGCTCGGGCTGCGTGCAGCAGCAAGCCGATGCTCAGCGGGGCGGGGATGAACGGCGACCCCCGCTTGATGCGCCTGACCTGCGCGAACTGGTACTCCTTCGGGCAGCGGATGAAGGACTCGATGGCGTGCCAGCCTGCACCGCTGTGGCCGGTGGGCATGTCGAAGAACTTGGGGCGCTTGATCATGCCCACTGTCCTATCACCCGGGGCTGACATCAGGGATCGTATCTTCCACCACGGTGTAGTCGTCATGGTTGAGCTGACGGTTCAGCCCCTGAACTACCCGCTGCACCTGCCTGTCCGACTTGTCCGTCACGTCGAACTCCTTCACCACTTCACCCGTGCTGTCTCGCAGCACCCGCACCAGCTTCTTCTCAGGCATCCTGTTCCTCCTTCAGCATCCTCTCGTAGATAGACATGAGCGCATCCTTCGTGACCTCGGGGGACAGTGCATCCGCGAGGTCAGCCTTCGCCTCTTCCTTCCTGCCATCGAGTCGAGCCTGCTCACTCAGCTTGTCGAGCAGCACCTTGATGTAGTGCTCGTCGATGGTGTGCTTGCAGACGAAGATGCGGATGGTGACTGTGCCCGTCTGCCCCATGCGAGCAGCGCGACCAATCGCCTGCCGGATCTTATCGGGGGTGTAGTCGAGCGCAGCGATATTGACGACCTTGGCCCACTGTAGATTCGCACCAACCCCGATGCTGTCCATCGTAGCGACGAGCGAGGGCACCTGACCCAGGGCCACGCACTTGGCGATGTACTGACCAATCCGTTCAAGCCTGCTGGCACCGTCGCTCCCCCCAAGGACAAGCATTGAGCCCGGTATAGACGCAGCGATCTTCTCAGCATGTTCCCTCAGCCATGTGAATGTGATGGAGGGCAGGCGGTCGCTCTTCACCTGCTCTGATACCGGCCCCACCTTGCAGTCGGCCACTGCTCGAAGATGCTGAGCCATGCCTGCACCCATCGGGCTGAGCATCGCTCCCTTCACACCACCAGAGTTGCCCGGCGGGGGATCAAGCCACACCGTTTGATACCGTGTATCGAACGGCATCTGATCCGCCACTTCCTGCTTGGTCCTGCGGAAGGAGTGAAGAGACAGACGATCACGAAGCTCACCCACATTGGATAGCTTGCCAACGACCAGCCCGAACTCACCTTCCTGAGCCGAAGCGTAACGCTTGGCGTACTGGTAGAAAGTTCCGAATGCACCAGGGCAAATGAGATCAAGCGCTGGAAACAAAGACACCGCGTCAGACTGAAGTGGGGAAGCAGTGAGTCCGATCCTTCCTGCCGCGAAGTTGGACGCGGCTTTCAAAGAGTTCATGCGCTGAGACTTGAACCCCTGCAGGTTCTGAATCTCATCGACGATGAGGACGTAGCTCGCACGTCCCACCATCTCCAGCGCCCGCTCATAGTCGTTGTAGTAGGCGACCACCCAGTCAGGGTTGACCACGGGCGGGTGCTTGCTGCGTCGGTCCAACTTGGGCCACACGCATTGGACCCGAGGCGAGATGTGCCCCAGTTTGGGGACCCAACGCTCCAGCTCGGTCTGCCACTGGCGACGGAGGAACCCAGGGCACAGCACCACCTTCACGGCAGGCAAGGCCACGCACCCAGCGATGGTCTGGAGGGTCTTACCTAACCCCATGTCGTCGTTGTTCATCACCCCCTGCTCGAAGAGGTCGCTCGTGAACCGAGCACCGAAGCGCTGGTACTCGGGCATCCACCTGGGTGCAGGGGTGGGAGGAGGCAGATGCCTGCCATCCCACAGGAAGGGCTCTGGCTGCCCCGCTGCTGCGAGACAGGCGAGGATGGCACCCCACGCACCCCCCACCTCCCCGTCGTTGCACTGTGCCCCCGGGATGGACGCGGAGATGGCCTTGGCCTGCTCCCTCATCCCTGCCCGGACCCGGAGGACCGGCTGTCCGTCCACCCACTTCAGGTTCCAGACCTTCACGACTTGCCCCCGAAGGCAGAGTGGCAAGCCCAGCCAAGTACCCATCCGACACCAACCGGCGTCAGCCGCATCAGCGTGAGTGCCGCCGCATCAGCCCATTCGAGTGCGCTCACTTGAGCATCCGGAACTTGATGACCTTCAGCCACGGGCTGAGGTACTGCGCGCGACCGTCCCCTGTTCCCATCGTCCCAGCCTCAAGGACATCCCCGACGATGATGGACCGGGCCTCGACCACGCCACCCACGTTGGGACGTGGCCACTCAACCACGATGCACAGCCCGGGCCTGACTACTCCGCTGTCCCTGAGCTGGCCCCAGCTTTTGCCCCACTCTTGCCAGCTGTAGATGTCACGCGCTCCGTCCGGATGTTCCATGTCCACTCCTCAGCGGGGTGGTCCTTGAACTCAAGGTCCACTCGTATGTGACTCGGGTTGTTGGTCTTGCTCAGCATGATCCCAGCATCGGACATGGCCCAGAGCGCACTAGTCCCGCGCACCTTGTTCCAGTCCCCGCCGCTGGTCTTCGACGGTGTGCCCTGCGAGGACTCCTTCCGTGCGTGGTGCACCACCACCAGCGCACCGCCATGCTTGAGCATGGCCTTACGCAGTGGCACGAGCGGGCGCACCATCTGCGGATCGTTCTCGTCAATCTTGTGGAAGTAGACGAGCGGGTCGAGCACCAGAATCATGGGCTTCCACTCTTCCGCGAACTTCACGAGGTCGTGCTCGCCTTGCACATCGTCGAGCTGCCACGCCCACGGGTCACGAGGCACGATGAAGTCCCAGCTCGTGGGACCTGACATCTTCCGGCGCAGCACCCGCTCCTGGTAGATGTGCTTGAGGGAGGAGGCACTCTGCTCCGCCGCGAAGTACACGCACGGGCCCTTCTTCAGCGGGACCTTGCGCTTGTCTCCTCCGACCGGCTGCTTGTCCATCATCGAGGCGACCACGTTCAGGATGAGGAAGGACTTGAAGGTCTTGGGCGGACCCACCATCAGGTTCAGCCCAGGCACCAGCATGTGCGGTACCACCCAGCTAGGCGGGACCGTCCTCACGTCCGTCATCGGGGTGAACAGGTGCTTCCACTGGTTCAGCGTCTCGATGTCCATCGTTCACGTGCTCCTTGTAACCTTCGATGGCAGCCTTGCATGCAATGAGGATCAAGCCAGCGGCATTCTCTTCCATCTCTGCCTTGGCTTCGTCGCTCAGGTCTCTGTGCCCACGCAGCGCGGCGTCCTTGCACCACATGGTGACCACCTCACCCAGCCCGTTGAGCTGTACCTCGGTGGTCAGCACCACCTGATAGGGCAGGGTCGTCAGCTTCACCTTCAACTCGTCGCTCATGTTGTTACCTCCGTGGATACTGTGACCCCCTCTCTATGAGGGGGTCACTAATACATAGACATATAACTAAGACCCACCTTTTCAGAGGACGAGAGCGCCACTCGTCCCCTCAAAAGGCGGCACCGCACGATTGCGGTGCGCCCCCCGATGTCGGACTCAACTTGCGTTGAGCAGGACCAACCACCAGGAAAGGTCTAGGCTACAGATCGATACGCTCTGTATCCCGAGTTGTGCTTCTTGCACAGGGTGCGGAGCCTCACCCCATTGGCTGCTTCCAGCAAGTAGAGATTGATCCTCGTCTCTTGCGATACCTCACGAGCGGCAACGCCCCACTCACGCCCGTCGATATGGTCCACGCTCAGCTCTTGCGTGCTGCCGCAGATGGCACAGCTGTCCCCGAGCAGGGCGAACAGCTGCGCCTTCTTGCGAACGAGGCGGCGCTTGCGCGCCACCCTCTTCGCTGGTGTCCACATCAGGCAGCCCAGCTCAGCCCCTCAACCACGAGGCGACCGGCCAGCTTCTCAGTGACCACGCCCTCGCTCATGGCCTGTGACTGGCTCGCCCTCGTGAGTGCATTCACCAGACCGGCGAGCGTGTCACCTGCGGAGGATGCACCGTCCATGTCCCAGCTGGAGGCGATGGACTGAGCGAACCCGTCGCCCAGCTGGTACCGCTTGGTCACCTTGGCGATGACATCCGCACGGGTACAGGGCAGCGCAGTCTGGTACGCATCTCCGAAGGCACGGACGAAGGGATCGATGCGCTTGAGTGCGGTGTGCACCAAGCGTGGCAGCTTCATGCGCAGGTCACCCATGTGGCGGAGGCTCAGCTCTTCCCCTTCCAGGTCGAAGGTCTCCGCCGTGGTGAAGTTGGCGCACAGTACCCGGAGGAGGAAGGCTTCGACGCGCAACGCCCCGGCCTTGGTCTCGCTGTTCGAGATGCGCACCCCACCCAGGGCGATGTCACCGACGACGAGTTGCCGGTCCATCATGGGCCAGATGATTTCAAAGTCAGAGCGGTCGAGTCCTCGGGTGATGCGTGCCTTGGCGTTGGTCATGGCCTGGGCACAGCCCGGTCCGGTCAGCGCACTGATGACCATACCGTCATCCCCATTCTCCAGGCTGTGCTTGCTGGAAGTGACCGCTCGCACCACCCGGGCTCCGCTGTTGGGCTCGATGATGGTGCGCAGGGTGATGCCGCTGCTCGCACCTGCCTTGCTCTTCGCGTGGAACTCGAACGCCTGTGCCCGGATGCTGGGCGGGAGCGCGAGGAGGTTCTCGCTGAACCCTTGCTTGATGTGCACTGGCTTGATGGTGCTGAGCAGCTGGCTGAAGCCTGCCCTCGTGTAACCCAGCGCCTTCTTCGGGTCGTTGCCTGCCCCGTACACCCGTCCGTTCTCCTGGTTCATCCTGACGAGGCTAGGCAGCACCTTCTCCACGTCACGCGGTGCCTCTGCGTCGATGCGCTGCCGCACCTTGAAGAGTGCGTCGCTCAGGGAGGGCAAGTTCTTGACCTCGGTCGCGAGCTTGCGCTGTGCCTCTGCTCCGATGTCGTACAGCGCGGTCCCCTCGGGGAGGATGGTAGAGGGCAGGCGGAGTCCGGCCTCCTCACCCATGCGCTTCAGCTCGGCGTTACGTGCTGCGAAGTCTGCCGTTCCGATGTAGTTGGTCGCGTTGTCCATGTGAGGTTGGTCCCTGTGGTGTGGCTTGTGAGTTGTCTATCTGCGAGTGAGTGCGTCGCGCGCCATGTCTATGGCGGTCATCTCTTCCTCCCGTTCGTAGGCGATGATGGCCTTACGCAAACGGTCGGGGTGCTGATTACCTGCGAGCACGAGGTCAGCGCTCGCCTGTGCCCAGCTGTCCTTGGCCCTGACATAGAGCCTATCGAGGACACGCTTGTACGCTTCCGGCCCGAGGTTCGGGTCGCGCATCGCCCTACTCGCTCACCTTCACCGCGAGCTTGTCACCGTGCGCAGCGATGAATGCCTTGATCTCCTCAGCTTTGGAGAGGAGCAGCTCCCACTGCCCACGGTACAGCGTGACCGGCCAGCGACCCATCCCGTAGACGGAGAGGCAGCCCTTCTCACTGACCTTGAAGTACACCTTGGGCGAGGGCTTGCCCTTGTTCTGTGCTGCGGCCAGCTCAGCCTTGAGCCGGGCAATCTCTGCCGCCATCACGTCCACCTCAGGCGGAGCGGAGATGCTCACGATGCGAGGACGCTCAGGCTGGAAGCTGAGCTTGCGAGGTGCGGCGGGCGAGGCATTGGCGAAGGCTTCAATGGTCTTGTTCTTCATGGTGTGTATCTCCGTCCGATGTGCTGCGTTTGTACTACATGGATCGGGGCTCTTCACGGTGCCCCGTTAGACCGTGCTACCTGGGTATCCAATCGCGAGGCAGTAATCCCTCGCGATCAATCCACTTGTCGAGCGCTTGGAACTTCTCCGCTATCTCAACTCCCTCAATCACGTCCTGCTCAGTGTCCACTCCCTCGCCACGTTCCAGCATGCGGCGCACCAGCTCACGGATACGGGCCAGCGTCTCGTTCGGGTCCATGTCACAGCTCAGCTTTCGAGAGGGTGTATCCAGCGCGGAGCAGTGCCACCTCGATGAGCGAGGTGTGCTTGGAGGTGGTCGCGCTCCACTTCGCGCTCGTCACCTCCGCTCGCTTGTCGCCCAGCTTCCGAGCGATGACCGCACCGTAGGAGTAGGCGGTCAGCCCGTCGTGAGAGAAGCCCGTCCCTCCCTTGGTCGGGGAGGTGAGTGCTGCCGGTGCATCGATGTAGCTCTGGACTACTTGCTTCACGGTCATGCTTCCCATGTCACCACTCCTCGTGCCGATACAGTTCGGGTTCGTATTCCAGGGGAGGGCGCGGCTCGTCGCGGTCCTCCTCCACTCGTCGCTCGTACCAGTACAGCTCTTCGTCCTCGCGGCATGGCTTGCAGGTGGGCAGCGCAGGCAGACCCAGCAGCAGCGAGTCCTCCATGGTTGCGTCGCAGCGGTCACACGTCATCGCTCACCTCCTCTTCGGGGTCCCCATAGGCGGACTCAATCAGCTCGTCGCATCCCTCAACCATGTCGTAGTCGTTCGCCTCGCAGAGGTACGCACCTCCCTCGTAGTGCACGAAGGGCGTCACCTCTTCGACGCGTCCATCCCTGCACACCCCGTGGTACTTGGCCTGGAAGGCACACCGGGCGCACATCACCACCTCCTGCGAGGGCCAGTTGCGTTTGGCTTCCACCTTCACGAGATACACAAGGGGATACCCACCCAGCGAGGTGAACCTGTCGAGCGGCTGCTCATGCGCGAAGACCTTGGTTGCCATCACGCCACCCGCTTCATGCGCACAGAGAACGTGCTCAGTACGATGCCGATACGGTTCCACGCATCTACTTCGGACACCTTGCCCAAGTACCCACCGAACCCGGACCCGGCGTAGCCGTAGCCGTGCTCGTCTTCCAGGTACAGCTCGACCCAGTGCTTCTTTTTCGCGGATTCCCAGCGTCCAACCACGGTCTTGGTCGTAGGCATCACGCCCCCCTTCCGTAGACGGAGGACACCACCTGCGCCAGCTCCCAATCCACGTCGTCGAACAGCCCTTCCGTGTCTCCAAAGGGCATGGCATCGGACGAGCAGAAGACGTTCGCACTCTCTTCGATGATGCTGATGCGGACGTTCTCTCCCCGGTCGAGGGACATGCGGCTCTTGAAGCGCTTGCTGTCTCCGAAGTTCACGGAGACGAGGCCACTCTGAAGGTTCATCGCGTTGCTCATGGGTCTGTTGCTCACTGGTTTGAGGTTGGTCCTGTGAAGGGAGCGATGCTTCTCGCGTCGCGCCCCTTCATCGGAGGCACAAGCCCGGCGTTGCTATCCGCTCCGCTTGTGCCCCTCGGTTGGGTGCCTCTGCACAATCTCACCGGATACGGTATCGACACCGGGTCCTGCCGTGCATGGCTGCTCCTCTGCTGGAAGTTCCCTTGAACCGTGCCGTCACCTCCCTCTGAAGAAGTTCCCGGGCCTAGATAGGCGGGTGGAGTCTCGCGCTGCGGTTCGCAGGTCCAGCTATTCAGTGCAGGCGAGCCGGTTCATGGGCCGCGCAGCTATGTCAAAGAGCGCTAGGGCGCAGACGCCAATCCTCGTGGGCGTATCGGTCCCTAGGTGCTAGCTCTTGGGCGCATCTCGCCCCCGCTTGGTACTCGCGCTCTGCTCGTTGGGATAACCGGGCTTGACCTCTCCCGGGCACATCAGCCGTCCAAGGCTTTGCAGGCTCATCCGCCCTGCCCTTCGTTCGACCATTCTACCTTGCTGCTTTGCTGCTGTCAAGGCTTAATGATCTAGCCTCGACATCCTACACTACGTGCCCAGCGCTTCCCTTCCGTGCTTCCCTGTACCGTGCTGCCCTTTGCTGCGGTGCTGATACTACCAGATCACTAAGCCACCTGCAACCACCTTGCTGCCTCCCTCGTACGCCCTCTCTTGCGGTGCGTCGTGCTGCACCCTTCGACCTGGGCACAATGCCGGGTCTACTAAGCGCCTCACTACCTGCCCCGCGTCTACTGCCACGTCCAAGCGGTAAGAACCGCCCAGCTCCCACCCACCGACCCGCCCATCCCGTGCTGCCCTGCTGAGCGAGTATATGCTCATGCCTAGATCAGTCTGACAAGGGGTAAAGCACTAGATCAGTATGATGGCACCGCCACACACGTATGGTCACGTAGTGTCACTGCACCTGGACAGCACCCGGTGCCCCGGTACTCCCTACCCAGGTCCAAACGTCCCCGTAGGAGCGCCGCCAGGGGGGCAAGGCGCGTCCGTAGGGAGTGGGGGTGCTACCCAGGTAGCTGGGAGGGGGGCCACGTGGCACAGCGAGGCAGCCAGGGGCCTTCCTGGGCATCTGGGCTGTTACGCCCCGCGGCATCCCCCGAAAACCCTCACTCCCGGTGGAAAATGACCCGGGGAGTCCGAAGGGACCCGCTGGTCATGGCACTGCATTGCCCTGCACATAGGGCAGTGACCATATGTGACCATACCTGACCAGGCTTGTAGTGCAGGGCAGGGGTCCTATTTGACCCCGGCCCCCTCAGGACACAGGGGGTGGGCCTGGGGGGTGCGTAATAGGGTTGTCACGGGATTCAGGATCTACGCCCCTGGGTCAAGACCCACCCAGATCGTTTGGACTTGACCTCTTTCTTTATATAGAGCTATAAGCTCATTGGAGCCCCCCTTCAGGGGGGGCTCCTAGCAGAGCCCTCCTGTTCAAAGGGGAGGCTCTTTTCCAGAGAGCGAGCGCACAGTGAAAATCGGCGGCATGGGGCAGACCCTGAAGTTCAAGGACATGGAGATGGACGGGAAGCCTGGGGTCTTCTGGGAGCTGAAGCGCTTCCGGAATGTGGTGGCGACCGGGATAGCCACCACGAGGAAGAAGGCAGAGGAGGCAGCACTCAAAGCCTTCGGGGAGATGAACCTCGCGAACGCGATGACCGCTGCGGAGCGTGCGCCCTTCAAGGCGAAGCTGGTGGCGCTCAGTCGGAACCGGCCCTACCTGACGTGCAGCGTATTGCAGTCGATCCTGGGTGGGTTCAAGCGCAAGACCATCATCATGGAAGCGCGATGGAAAGAAGAGGACCTGTGGAAGCAGGACGACCCGAAATACCGGCAGCCCCTGCCCACGCACCATAGGGCGCTGTCGCCCGAGGATGGAGCAGAGAAGATCCTCGACATCTTGCAGAAGCTCGGATGGACCGATGCACAGGACAAGCCCATCGGGAAGAAGGTCTATCAGCACATCAAGACCATGTATGGCGCTCACTACGTAGGCGAGGTCGACGAGTAGTGGGCTCCCTCTTCGGTAGACCCAACTCCATGCCGCTATATAGATCGCTGGTCGACTGGAGCAGAACCCTCGCGGAGCAGGGCATCAGCGGGTGCCAGATGACGCTGCACTGCCCTCGACGGCTCATGGACGCCATCATGCTGGAGGTGGGTTTCAGCGACCGCATCCAGGACGGACTGAAGCTCTACCTCCACTGTGACATCACCTTGATTCTCCGAGAGAAGAAAGAGATCGTAAAGCATGCCCCCCAAGACGAAGCCACAAGCTGCACCGGGACGACTGCCGAGGGAATCAGTCGAAGCGAAGCCCCCCCAGGCGATGGGGACGAACGACGCATCTCCATTGGGGATTTACTTGACCACCAATAAGATCAGCCTGAGTAGCTTCAGCAGGGCCTTGGGTAGCGACATCAAGTCCGTCACCGGCTGGGCCAGGGGCGAGACGGTCCCGACTTTGGCCTGTGCCTGGGAGATAGAGCGGGTCTCCAAGGGTGTTGTGCCCATGGAGTCTTGGCTGGCCCTGCCTGCGGCGCGTTCGTTCCTCGCGGTGATGCACTCGCGGCAGAGCGACGAGATCCGCAAGTTGAAGCAGGAAGTGGGGGGAAGCGGCGGTGGCTTTGCCGAGGGAGGTGAGCTGTGAGCGCACTGGAGGCGGACACCTACGACTGCGCCTGTGACGAGCACTTCGACGACGATCCAGAATGTGCGCTCGTCCAGCTGAGGCACGACCGAGACGAAGCACGCACCGAGGTGACGCGGCTGACCAAGATGCTCGACCTGTGCAGCGAGGCTCACGAGCACAACGTGCGTCTGAAATCCCAGCTGGAGGACACGCGGCTGCACCTGTTCCACGCTATCAACCGGAACCACACCTTCAGCGAGGGCTGCGCGGGATGCACTGACGGACGCGACCTGTTGACGCGGAAGTAGCTGGACCCGAGATAGAGTCTCCCCAGCGCGGTCAGATAACCGTCACGTCTGGGGAGATCATCTATATGGGAATCAAAACTATTCGTTTTACCAAGAAGGATGGGAGTCCCTTCACAGGCGCCCTCACCTTCGGCACCGCGCTCAAGTACGCCCAGAGCAGTGCAGGTGCCAGCATCTCGGGCACCACGACGGTGACGGACCTGGGCGGGGGTGTGGTCGAGGTCAACATTCCCTCGACCAGCACGGTCGGAGGGGCCTACCTCGTCTACATCGACCCGGCAGTCGTGGACGTCTACCCCCGCGCGCAGCTGGTCTGCGATGGCCCCTTCGTCTGGGGCTACGGGAGCACCGCGGACGACGGCACCCCCAACGTCAACATCGGCCCAAGTGCTGCCACCATCTCCGCACGGGATGCCACCACGGGGCTAGTGACGACCCTCACCGCGGGAGGTGGAGGCTCCATCACGGATGGAAGCGGGAACGTCCTCTTCACCGTGGTGCGTGCGCCCTTGCCTGGGACCACCGGGTACGAGTGGAACATCGGCTCGAACACCGCAGGCATCCAGGTCTACCCGCGGGCGGGAGACAACGCCCTGCCCGTCCTCCCTGCCATCCCTGACGGGTACACGGCCAAGGTCATCCGCTTCACCAAGAACAACAACGGAGAGGCCGGGGCGCCCTTCGAGGGGGCTCTGACCTTCGCCACCTACCCGGAGTTCCGCCGCAACCGGAACGGGGTGAAGGTCACGCCGCAGATTGTGGACCTCGGTGGAGGCTACGTCCGTGTCGCGCTGCCCACGGTGGAGGACGTGGCCTGCTGCTGCACGGTCAACATCGCGAGCAGCATCACCGACGTGTTCCCGCGCACTCACCTCGTCTCGATGGGAAGCAGCGTCTGGCTCTACGGGTACGAGGGAGCTGTGCCCACTCCGGATGGGCTGCCCACGCCCTCCAAGGTCAACATCCAGGCGCGCAAGTTCGCCTTCCCCGATGCGCCTGTGACGCTCACCGGCGTGGGGGCGGGGGGACTCACGATGTCGGCCACGCCGGACGACGTGGCTCTGTCCGTGCTCCGCTTCGACTACCCCACCGCGAATGAGAGTTGGACGTTCACGGCCACCCCTACCCAGGCCACGGGCATCTGGCCGGAAGCGGGAGACCGGGACCTGCGCGCGCGCGTCTCCTACCCCGAAATCAACTACGCCGCGAAGCGCCGCTGGGCAGGCGACGGCGAAGACAGCGTGCAGCAGGCCAAGCAGTGGACGGTGCAGTACGGCACGCGCACGCCCGACACGGGCGGCAGCCCGCTGGTGCTCAGCGATGGAGTGCCGCGCATCACCACGCGGCGGGATGAGGTCTACAACCGAGGGAAGGGCTCCACGGCCTTCACGGTGAAGTACGGAGACCTCCACTCGAACGGGGCCCGTGCGGAGTTCGTCGCCAAGGCCACGGGCGCAGCAGGAGGGAAGACGAACGTCGGGTACTTCTATGAGGGAGATGACGTGTGGATCTCCTGGAGTTCCAAGTTCCCCGCGGACTTCAAGACCAACGACGGATGGAGTGTGTTTTCACAGGCGCATCAGACGTTAGATCTCGGTAATGGTGGTCCGCCGATCTCCTTCATCGTGAAGAACACGGACAGTCTGCACTTCTCCGTGATGAACGGGTACTACGACTCCATCGGTGAGGGATGGCGCGCGTACCGCTACACCACCAAGCTCCAGCGCGGCTTCTGGCAGCACTTCCTCCTCCACATCAAGTGGTCACAGAGCATGACCGTGGGCTTCCAGGAGCTGTGGGTGGACGGCACGCTGGTGATGCCGCGCCTGTACCACAACAACATGGACGTGGACGGGACCACCTACTGGAAGCTCGGGTGGTATCGGAACAAGACCTCGCAGTCTCCGCCCCAGACCATCCTCCACGAGGACTTCAACGTCTGGAACAGCGACCCACGCCTCATCGGTGAGCTGCCGGTCAGCGGCGTTGGTGCCTTCAGCATCCAGAACTTCGGCGTCACCGCGCTGGGTACGAACGTTGACCCGGTGGTCATCGTCCCGCCTGAAGACCCGGTGCCTGAAATCCCGGTGGACTGGGTGGTCATCGCGCCGTCCTTCTACAACCGCTACGAGGACGGCCCGTTCGGGGACCCGAAGATGAACGGGCTGGAGGGGCCGATGTTCCTCCTGAAGCCTCTTTTGATCGCACTCGAGCCGCTGTACTGTATCGCGTGCAGCCGTGCAGATATCCTCGCGAAGCTCCAGTTCTGCTGGGCGCACTACGAGGACTACCTCAACAGCAAGGAGTACGCGGCAGCAGAGAAGCAGACTCAAGGGATGTTGCTGAGCCGGTTGGCCTTCGCAGAGCGGATGCGGTTCCAGAACCGCCTGCCGGACATCAAGCTCAAGGTCCCCATCACACCGCAGTAAGATCGGAACGGAACATGGGAAGAGTGAATGTGGAGTTGAGGAGTGACTGTCAGATCGCATTGGCTGAGGTGCGGGAGCGCCTCGATGCGTTGGAGAAGTGGCGCATGAGATGGCTGCTCGCAGGGGAGAGCTACGTTCCTCCGCAACCGCTGCCGGGTTCAGCTCAGTTGAAGCCTGCGACCATCACTGAGCACCTGTACATGCAGACACGTGAGGAGATGGAGAAGAAGCTTCGAGGGCTGGAGAACGACATCGAGCAGGCGCTGAGTGACAAGACGGACGGGAACCTCAACCCCTACGCGCTGGCGCTGCGGATGAAGTTCGTCAACTCGCTCAGGGAGGCGGGCTGGCTCAGCGGTGAGGAGGTGCGCGAGCTGAAGAACCGGCAGGAAGAACTGGTTCGCGAGCAGATGGACGCGGAGAAGGAGCGGGACGTGCTGGCAGCGGAGAACATCCGGCTGAACAAGGTACTCGACCACGTTCAGTCTGCGGTGATGGAAGTGTCAGCGGAGATCAGCTAGATGCCATCCGGGGGCCACAACAAGAAGGACTTGCCAAGCCTCTTCCCCCCAGCGCGCGTCGCTCACGAGGCGCAGGTGAGGCGCGCGCCCCAGTTCATGCTCTGCCCTGAGCGGCATCACCTGCCGCACAGGACAGTCTGGGGGCGCTGCTCCCCCATGCACTGCGTCGACCCGGCGAAGAAGCCCGAGGGGCTCAAGGAGATGGAGGACTACGGACCGGCTCAGCGCGACCGGCATCCAGAGCTGGCCCACGAGAAGGAGATGCGGCTCCTACCGCGTGGCCTGGAGGGGAGAGTTGTCGCGGAGCCAGGGGAGGGCCTGGACACGGATGCAGAGGCCCTGGCGCAGACGGAGGAGGCCCTGGAGCTGCTGAAGGCCCGGGGTGCCAACAGCGCACGGGAGGCGTTCTACGGCCTCCCAGCGCTGCCTCCGCCGCCTGACCTCGCCAAGCTGGGAGCCAAGGAGTACCTGCGCGTGCGGAGCGAGCAGGTGGCCCCCTACGCCCTGGAGATGCGCATCGCCGAGATGCGCTTCGGCAGCAGGGCCTCACGTGACGCAGCCACGCAGGAGTTGCTGGACCGTGCTGGATTCACCAGGAAGCCCGAAGCAACCCCCGATTACCGAGGTCCCGTGACTATCGTGAACATCGGGGGCAACACCCCCTACGATGCTCAAATCACTCAAGGAGTTGTTCATGTCCAAGAAGCCCAAGCAGGCCGAAGAGACCCGCGCATCCTCGATTCAGGGTCAGCAGGAAGAGCCGCAGGAGACGAACCCTCCAGCTGGGGAAGGCTCGGAGGACACGCGACCGACCACGAATCCCGAGACCAAAGCAGAAGAGACGGTGCCCGTGACGGAGCAGCAGAAGGAGAACGGGTACAGGGAGCCGGAGAAGTTCAAGGACCCGGTGAGCGCGAACGCAGACCCGCGAGACCAGCCTTCCAACTTCGGGACGCCGATCTCGTCAACAGTCCATACGAAGGAGCAGGAAGTGGGGGACCAGACTCCCATCAAGGAGGGTGAGCCCCTGCCCACCCCTCCCTCGCCTGCCATCCGCTACCAGCCGGGAAGCTCCGACGCGGAGAAGCAGGAGACCCAGGAGTTCAAGGCAGTGACCCCTCCGGGTGGAGTAGTCGGTGAGCAGGAGGCCAAGTTCTTCCCGCGCGCCGTCATGCTGGTGGGTAGCAAGAAGCGCATCCAGAAGGGCATCGAGGAAGCGAACAGCGGAGGTCCGTCCAACGAGGATGGGGATAAGTACGCGCTGGGGTTCCAGCTCGCGGCGATGGCCGTGAAGGACCTGGACGTGCAGGACAACCAGCGCATCCGGCTCAACATCGAGTGGAGCGACAAGGGTGCTCCCCGCGTTGATCCCAAGGTGGAAGACGTGATGCTCCCCCAGGGAGCCAAGTCGGTCGAGCAGCTGGAAGAGGAAGAGCAGAAGGCCAAGTGATGTAGTCTCGGTGGGGAGATAGTTACGTCTCCCCACCGGGTGGTGCACAAGTGCGAATCAGTAGAGTAGAGAAGGTCCGCAGGGCAGCCAGGAACGCCCGCGTTGGAGAGCAGCAGGAGTCGAAGGTACTGGACCTCGAAGGGCTCGCTCGGCTGGTCGTGAGCGGAGACAGCGCCCGGTCCGTCCTCCTCCCCACCCAGCGGGAGTTCATCTTCAGCCCCATCCGCCGCAAGTGGTACGTCGGCCCGGTCGGCTGCGCGAAGACATCGAGCCTGTGTGCCAGCGTCATCATCCCTGCGATGCTCTACCCGGGGAGCCGCTGGCTCGTCGCACGGTGGACGTACTGGACCCTGCAAGAGACCACGATGAAGCGGTTCTACGAGTGCCTGGAACGGCTCGGTCCCAACATCATCGTGGACAAGTATGAAGGCCCACCCCACAAGATCTGGATTGCCAGTGCCCGAGCGTATCCCGATGGCAGTCCTATGGAGCCCAGTGAGATCGTCTTCAACGGACTTGACGACATCGGCAAGTTGGGTAGTACCGAGTTCAATGGCATCGCCGTGGATGAGTACAGCGAGATCGACAAGCCCATGGCTGAGACCCTGGACCAGCGGCTACGTCACAGGAGGCCCGACCAGGACCGGGCCGAGGGACCCTTTTTCCTCAACGGGGTGAGCAACCCGGTGAACCGGGCGCACTGGCTCCACCAGAACTTCTGTGGGGAATCTGATGGAGCCCCGGTCACCTGGGGCACCAAGTTCAAGCCCCTCCCCAAGGAGAACGAGGCCAACCTGCCACCGGGGTACTACGAGACCATCTCGGAGAACATGAGCCCCGAGATGAAGATCCGCATGATTGAAGGCGAGTGCGGACCTGACCCGGCTGGGCAGGGAGTCTTCCCTGAGTTCAGGCAAAGTCTCCACGTGGACGACTTCAAAGTGCTGCCGGGACGCCGGGGCATCCGAGGCTGGGACTTCGGTCGCCGCAGACCCGCCTGCGTGTGGGCTCAGCAGCTCGCCAACGGGCGTGTGAACTTCCTCGCCGCCGAGCTGGGAGAGAACGAGGGCTTACCCAGCTTCATCCGCAAGGTGAAGCAGCGGAGCGCCCTCCAGTTCCCGGAGATTCAGGAATGGACCGACTTCTGCGATCCACACGGCACGCAGCGCCGGGACACGTCAGACGAGACCTCCATCGACATCCTGCGCAAGCACGGCATCCAGCCCAAGTACGTGGACGTG